GACGTATCGGGGGTTCGAATCCCTCTCTCTCCGCAATAAACCTTGAAAATCAAGGATTTGCAAAATTAGTACACGATTTTGTACACGAAAGCCCCATTTTTGGGGCTTTTTTCATGCCCTTTTCAGAGTAACCACTCTTAAAACAAAGAAGCCCGGATGAACCGGGCTTCAAACATTGTTTCACAACGTGAATTGTGGCTTTCGCAACAATGTGGGTGCAAAGATACTGCATTTTTTAGAAAATCCGCCTTAATCCGGCAAGAATCTTTTTAATCCAATTCAATATCGGCGCACGTTTCAAGTACAACAACACCGCCACAAATAGCAATGAAGCATAAAAAGCATATCGCCATCGGTACGGGTCGGGCGCGGGGGCTTCCTTTATCTGAATGTCGGAATCTTCACGGATTGCATTTGCTTCGCTTTTGCATTGCTCTTGCTTTTCCGTTTCCCGGCTTTCGCCCTTTTCTTCCACATTCGATTCAATCACGGTTTGTTTGATTGACCTTACCCCGGAAAACTCACCAACATTTGCCAATGTTGCTTTTGTCGTTGGCTTGTTGGCTTCCGGGCAAACATCAGGTTTCCGCATTGAGGAATCAAGCGGAATGGGGCTTTCAAACACAATTTCCGTGATTGTGATTTTCCCATGCTCATGCCGGGTTGTATCAACCAACTTGGATAACTCCTTTTTCTCAACCTCATGCACCGCCATACTATCAGCGTATGAAGTTTGCCTTGATTCTTGAACCTTGCGTGTTGTCCCGCAAGACACAAGCAAGGCGAACACGGCGACCATTGCAATATACCTTTTCATATACTATATGTTTTTAATGTCCGCAAGACGGCGCAACCAACCGTTCAAGAACCGCTTGTTGGTGTGCTTCATCAACTCTTTTTCGGTTGCCTTGCGCCCAATCTTCCTTTCGTATGCGGCAATACTTGACGCAGTTATGTCTTTAAGGAACTTAACACGTGCATTGTAAATCACATTGAAAAGTTGGTCAGGGTCTGCAAAGTTCACCGCCGCCAAAGTCTTGTTCCCCACAATGCCATCGGGATTGACACCCAAAAGCCTTTGAGGAATGACAATGCCGTGTTTTCCCGAACCCCAAACCCAATCAACAAGGATATTCGCGATTTTCTGCGAATGGATATTGTCGGCTTTCCACCTGTCCCAAAAGGCGGGTTTCAATACATGGTTGCGGACATCTTCGTTGCTAATCAATTTGAGGTCTGCAACATCAACATCACCGTCCCCGTCCTTGTCATATCCGCATCGCTTCCACGTTGCTATTGTTACACCTTTGTTCGTTGCGCCGCCCGCATCTGCCGGGTCATTCGCAAAGCCGCCCTCCCATTTCAGGATAAACGGCAATAATTTATCGACATTTGCCATATTCTTTTAGTTTTTATATTCGGGCAAAAGATATTGGATATTCATTGCAACTTCGTGAAGAACGGAACGAACTTCATCTTCGTTCACTTCCACATCGTGCGTGAACTCGCAAAAGACAGACCCAACCCAATCATGGTTGTTGTCGCTCAATCTCTTAATTGCGACCTTGCTTGTGCCACAAGCTGAAAGAAGCGATTTGGCGAAACGGTCTTTCACTTGCTCGTCTATGTTGTCAAAGTACATATAAAGATTCTTTGCCATGTCCGAACAAAAAACCGCCACTTCCGACATTTTCAAATCCTGAATCTTGGGTTTCATGGATTCAACCCCCTTGCGCCTCGATTCAAAGTAAACACTTATCATTGATTCATTGCCAAGTGGGTGTGGCTGCACGATATAGACCCTATCGGCGTGTAACTCATGCAAGGCTTCCCAAAGTTCACCATGCACGATTGCGGAATTGTCCGCCCGCCGCCGCTGCTTCACTTCGTTGTTGGTGCGTATCTGCTCAATCTTTAAGTCCGTCATTTTGTCCTTTGTTTTCTGATTGTACGCAAACCACGCAACAAGGATTGTCCCTATTGCGCTAATGATAGCCGGGATGTATTCCATCATTTCCATGTTTAAGTAAATTGAAAACACTTTCCGACTTTGACAATCGTTGTGTCAATTGGATAAACACTCAACAAAGGTTCGCCCCTCTCTTGCCGTGCTTTGTTCAATGCGGGCATTTGGCTTTCCGCTTTCTGAATCGCGGAAATCAGTATGTCCGACCCGGTAAAACAAGAATGCCTTTCACCGATTGCGACACCGCTTGCATCCTTTTGGTAATAATCCCCGGATTGGTCAGGTGTCGGGTTGAAAGTTGCAAGAACCACTTGCATTTGCATTCGCAAGCCGGATGAATTTTTACCCGGATATTTAGTTGGCTGAATGATTGTTTTCTCAATCAAAATGCGGCGATTGAACAATTCTTCCATGTCAATGCCCTTGCCAATTATTACATCGGCTTCCACTCCAAGTTCACAAAATCTTGCCATCGTCCTTTCCTGTGTTTAGTTAGACAAATCAGTTCGCAACATCGCGTCCAAATCTTCGGTAAACTGCAAGTATTCCTTGTAATCTGCAACCGCCTTGTCGTTGGGTGCGATGCCGAAAACGTGCTTGTTGTAGCTGTTCACAAGGTCAAATTCTGCCGTTTCGTCAATGACTGAACGGATAATTGCCTTTTTCAAGCTGGCTTTTGTCGGCTTGCTCCAAATGCGGATTTCGCAACACTTCCAACCAATTTGAACTTCCGATTCCCCACCATCGGGAATGCCCATTTCGGGGGCAATGTTGAATCGGTAAATACTTGACCCGTCATTGTCATGTTCCAAGACGGCGGGTTTGCCATGCACCATGTCATAATGTGCGTTTGGCTCGATTGAATTTAATTTCATACGGAAATGAATTTTTAAGTTTGTTCATTAAATGAATTGAATCACAATACTTGCACCATCCCCACCAAGAACAAATTTGTTGCTTGTATTGCTCTTTTGTCGGCGCAACCTTGCGTTTGTTCAACTTCGCCACCCGGCGGCAAAGTTTCTGCTTGATTGATTTCCGCAAAAGCGTGTGGGAATGATAAAAGACATAGCCCAAGAAATCAATCCCGCGAGAATCAACGGGAAAGACTTGGTAATTGCGTTTGACTTTCAATTTCAGATTGTCGCGCAAGTATGCACGTATTTCATGCAATAAGGAATGCAACACATCTTTATTCGGTGCAAGAATCACAATATCATCGGCATAACGCCAATAATACTTTACACCATTGGTTTCTTTCAACCAATGGTCAAAATACGCCATGAATAGGTTTGCAAAGTATTGGGAAAGATAGTTGCCGATTGGCACACCGCTTGGAACGGAATCAATGATTTCATCAAGCAATGCCAAAAGGCGACTATCTTTTATTTTCCGCCGGACAACCGTTTTCAATATCTCGTGGTCGATAGACGGATAAAACTTTCGGACATCAATTTTCAGACAATACCGTGTCCCGTCCGGGTCTTTCTTCAAGGTATGTTTCACATCCTTGGCACACGCATGGATTCCCCGGTTTTTGATACATGAATACGTGTTCTTGTTGAACACCGACACCCAAATGGGTTCAAGTATATTCATTATCGCATGATGCAAAATGCGGTCGGGATAATACGGCAAGCGGAAAATTTCACGTTCCTTTGGCTCATAAATTTTGAAAACATGATATTTTGAAGTCTTGAAAGTGCCGTTTTTCAAACTCTCATGCAATGCCAACAAGTTGGCTTCACGGTTTTTGTCGTGAAGCTGCACACCATAAGAATGCAACTTCCCCTTTCGCGCCTTTTCGTCTGCAAGGCGTAAATTTTCAAGGGAAATCACCTTTTCAAATATGTTGCCAACTCTTTTCATTACTTCAAGTTTGCTTGTATATTAGGATTCTTCGGGTTGCCCCTACCAAAACCGTTTTACTTAGTCTATTTTTTGCCGTTGGATTGCTCCAACTCATTCAACCCCGGTTGGGTTGTTTTTGTGGCAAGGTTTCCGATATGCAACTATATTTTTTACAAGCATAGCTGAGAACCGATATTCGCATTCGCATTCGTAGCCGTATTATTCGTATTCGCATACACGAACCCTGCATTCGCACCATTATTCGCATTACCGCTGAACAAAACGCCACGACATCAGACAACCTTTTATTTTGTTTCTTTCAAGACATCAAGCCACCATTTTACGCCGCTTCTTCGATTTGTTCGATTTGGGGATAAAAGCAAAGCCGAGAACCGAAATTCGCATGCGCATACGTAGCCGTAGAAGCCGTATGCGCATACACGAACCCCGCATACGCACCATTAGACGCATGACCGCCGAACAACACGACACGTTCCGAAACTCCACTTGTCGGGATGTTGGTATAGAAGTAATCGCAAAAATACGTTGTACTTCCTGCACCTACTTCAAGGGGCATAATCTCGCCATCCTCGCCAAGAATAAGTTGTTTCACATAGCCCTCTTTTCGTGGCAAGTTGCCGCGCAAGGTATAGTTCGCAACGCCTGAACTTGTGAATGCCGCCGGGTCATCGCAAACATAAAATTCCGACAAGCCGCCGTTGGTTTCTGACTGAATCAAGCACTTGCAACCATCCGTCCACTTCCAAATATGCCCAAATGGATTTTCAACACCTCGATAAGACGGGACATTGACTTTCACCACAACACCGGGGTCGTATTCATCCGGCATGGTGTATTCAACAACGCCCGTGTGGTTTCCAAGGCTGTTTGTCGTGCCGCAAGGAATTACGGGATAATAGCCGCAGAAGTTAGACCATTTCGTGCCGTTCAAGGTGGTTACACCTGCACTCAATCCGCCTTGTCTAAACCCTTCTTCCGTCAATTCGGCATTGAATCCGTCTTGTGAATCAAAGTTGCAGTATTCAACGGCGAACAACCACCACAATTTCTTGTGGGTTTGGTACAAGTTGCAATTCCATTCGGTTGAACCGCGTTTGCGGGCATACGCACGGAAATTGTTTAAGTTGATGTTTGTTGCGGGCTTTCCAAGTTGTGTTTTGCTCAACGCATCCCAATCGGCTTGATTGCCGCCACCGCGATAATCCGCCGTATTGTTCACAACCGCGCAAAGGGTGTTTGTCGGTCTGTGAACGGTTGCTTCAACCGCCGAAATATAGTCCTTGCGCCACTTTTTGAAGCCGGGCAAAGGCTGTGTGGATTGCAAGTGTCGGCATTTGTTGCCGTCCATTTCAAAACGCACATACATATCCGGCACTTCAACCATATATTGACCATGTGCGCCCGTCAGGTCTGCCGCCGCTCCATTGTCGCGCTTGGTTGAATCGTTTGCGTGCAAGTAATAATTCACCGTGCCATCATCTTTGAGGATGCAACGGCGCATCATGCTTTGAAGCGGCAAAGATTGGTGAAGTTCCATTTTGCCGATTCTCGTTGGCTTCTTGTTGGACACGGTAATGTCCCACTCAATGCCATAATAATAATCGTAAGGGAAAGACGGCTTTGTGCCGCCAACGCCAATTAAAAGTCCCATATTAGTAACCCCATTTTAAGTTGATACCCGACAATGAAGTTTGCTTCACCGCCTTAATTATTTCGGGATTCCAACCGCAATCAAATTGCGTTTCGATGAAATCGCCATCACTCATTCCGGCAAGCTGCACCGATAATTTCACGGGCTGCACGCCATCATTCTTGATATTGAACACTTGACCATCCGGCAAGGTGAAATCACCATTGTTCAAACCGTCAATAATGCCCATTTTGCCGATTTGGGGCGACACAAATTCGCCCGACCTTGTTTTGTCCATTTTCTGAAATTTTAATTCGTTTGCAAAATTACCACAATGTATTACTATAAAACACAAAGTTGCATAAGTAAAGCATTACTTGACCTTACCCGGCATCATTTTCGGGCAAATCCTGCACATTCCAAGATTGTACCAACTTGCCGCCAATGATGTTGTATGATTCAACAACGGATTTTCCCGGTTGCTCCGTTGGTGGTTCACACGGTGCGAAATCAAGAAACCCGGATTCCCTTAATTCCGTAAGGTATTCGCCTTGCTTTGTATCTACTAACCGCACATCAATCGGTTCATCTTTACCGAAATATCGTGCTAAAAGAATTTTTGCCATATTGTCATATTATTGATGATGAAACAATCTATTCCAACCGCCATTGTAATATCTTAATCGTATAACATCGCCTTTTGCCATATCGACACCATTCTTGATGATGCTGCCGTTGTTGTCATAGATGTATGCACCACTTTGGGATTTTAATCGTATCTTGTTGGGCATCGTGCGGTCGCACACAACTTCAATGTCGAATTGCACGGGTACATTTCCCGTTATCGCATCAACTTGGGCTTTGGTCGGTAAATTGATACCAAGATATGTTGATGTTCCCGTGCTTGTGAAAAGAAATTTGTGCGTAACACCGATATTTATTTGAATAATATCTGTGTACGCCTGCCCGATATACCCTTTTTCAAACATGGCAACCTTGCCAAGATTGTATTGATTGCCGAACACCGCAAGGGCTTTCGGGCGATACCAATGTTCAAGGGATTCATCGCTTGTGCTTGCAAATTTGTGGTGCAATTCAAGCGTTGTCCCCATATTCCCGGTAAGTTCCATCAGCCCGTTAAAAGGATACCCCAAGGAATTAAGGCAACCCAACAAAACCCTTTGCTCTCCATTGTTAAAGCGGATGAAATCACGCAACAATGCAAGACCTTTTGTTGAATCCTGTTCGGATGAAGAACCATATCCGATTTGTCCTTGTTGTATCTTGAAGCCGCCAATGTAGCCGGAAATCGCATTTATTACGCCCTCAACGGTCGCTTTGGTCATAACAACCGAACCGTCTTGCATAACTCTATAAGGGGCGGTTGCCCGGTTTTCAAAGGATGCACCAGCCCAAAAGCGGATTGAACTTGCCGCCGTGCCTTGTCCCGTGATACCCGCAAGGATGCTTTTGTTGTCGCCCGCAACTTGGATTGTGCCGGATGTTACAATTCCGCCATCAATGGTTGTCTTGGTGTTGTCATAATTCACGGCAACAACCCAATCATTTGCGATATATGACCCGGTTGTTCTCTTGGTGATACAACGGTGCAAGTCCTTTCCATCAACCCACAAATCGCCAATATCATAAGGCGGTTTCGGTGTTGATACAAACACCCGTCTTTTGCCGTCTGCCGTGTCTTGTGCCTTGCTTGCGGCATTATAGGCATCAATCGCCTTTTGGTCTTGTATCTGCTGCCATGTGTAAGAACCTGAATATCTCCACAACGTGTTCTTGTCAGTTCTAAACCACATATCGCCAACGTGCGCTTTTTTCAATGCCGTTGTTGTCCATGATGTTGCCGGGTCGGTTGTCTGAAACCATGTTTCAATCTTGCCGTCAATTTGGTTTGTCAAATCGTTAATGGCATTTATGTACGTGGTATTGACAAAGTTGTTGAATGCCGTGTTGTCGGTGTACTTTGAAGCCTTTTCCCAATCGCCGGATGAATATGCCCCGGATGCACGTGCGGTTTTGCATCGCATAATATCACCGCTTGCGCCCTGAACCCATAAATCGCCCACTTCATAGGGGGTGTAAGGGGTTGAAGTGAAAATGCGCCGCTTTGTTCCGGCAAGTTTCAGGGCATCATTTGCAATCGCCAAGGCTTGCGCAACTTCGGAATCCTGCAATTCCTGCCATGAATAGACATTACCGTTCTTGATGAAGCGGAACACCTTGCCCGTGTCGGTGTTATAGAACAAATCGCCCAAGTGAATTTCCTTGTCGGCGGTTGTTGTCCATTGATTTGCCGGGGCATTGTTCAAGGTTGGATTGTAGGTATCAAACCATTGTTCAATCTGTCCGTCAAGTTGTGATTGGATTTCGGACAAAATGCCGGGCAATGTGTTATTGATGAAATCCTTGCTTTCAAGGGCTTCATTTCCCAATTCTTCAAGTGTCTTTTCCTGCCCATTTGAGGTGAACACAATGCGCCCGCCGATTTCGGAATTGTCTAAATCAAAGTATGTCGTGCCGTCCGCTGATTCAATGCGCCCGGTCTTGATGAAACGACCGTTTACCATCGTAAAACCATAGGTCAAGGCAATGGAACGGGCTTTCAATTCAACATCCACCGAATTAAGAACACCAATCCAAAAATAATAATAGTTGGCATCCTCATTCACCTTGTGTTGCTCTTGGGTGAACACGATTGTTCCGGCTTGCCCACTCTTTGCACATTTGGCATATATGTAGTAAGCATCGGAATCCTTGGAAAGTGTCATTTGCCCATCGGCAAGAACCCAAGACACCGCCGTTTCTTCATTGATGGTGTAATGGGTCAAGACACCACCTTGCCACTTCACGACATTCTTATTGCCGTTATAGTTGGGCTGAAACACGGTATTGGTCAAACCGAATTGCATTGATTTTGCCCCAACGGACAATGCAAGGGTATCAATCGAATTTGGCTTGATTTTGTCGGTGTAATAGTCGCCCTCCGGGTCAAACACCATGTCCAACACTTCACGACTTGACCGCCAATTTGCCCGCGCCCTTGTCGGGTCTTTTAGGTTGTTGATGTTCAACACCTTGTCAATGTCCACCAAATCAGAAATCACACGGTTAATGATTTGCGTGTTGGTGGTAATGTCTGAAATGGTCAGGGTATAATCGTAAGGGTCAAGAATGTTGCGTGTGAATGACTTGATACGAACCGACTTGTCCACATCAATATCATCATCCACAACGTGCAAATAATCACCGGGGGCAAACACGTTCACAATCTTATCATCCGTTGTATCGACAAGGGATTTCAACCACTCCTTTGTAACGGTCAATCCATATTGAACCTTTGGTTGGCTGTTTTGGTCATAATACTTGTTTGCTTCCTCCGCCAACTTGTTTTCGGCTGCTTGCTCTATATCTTCCGAATAGGCAATATCGGTAATCTTGTATTCATCGCCAACACCGAATTGGAATGCCACGGATGTTTCAGACGGGAACACATCGCCCCTATCATCGGTTAATTTGTTCAACGTGAAAGTGCGTGTCGCATGGTCGTACTTGTTCACCGTGAAATCATACCCGGCAAGGTTGCCCGTGTTGAAGTGAATCTTTGCATCTACACCGACAATAAGATATTTTGTTGTTACTCCGTCCGCTTCCTTTGCGTTCAAGTCAAATGGGAAATCCTTATCTTTGAATTGAAGCACATTCCCGGCAACAACGGCACTAACAACGCCCGTGTATGTGGGCTTGATATTGTCAAAGTTCTTTCGGGCTTCAAAGACACCATATTTCGCCACGGCTTCGGGCTTCTCAATGTATGATTGCGCCTTGTTCTTGCCGGGCAAACAAAGTCGGTCGGCACGATACTTCATTGTTATGTTTTCCGTGCTGCCGTACACTTTCAAACGGGTAACAATGTTTGAGGATGAAACATTGTCGCGATTCAAGGCATACAAGCCATTCCCCTTGCCGTACATGAAAGTATAAGGCAAGGTTTGTCCAACACGTTCTTTCAAATTGATTGTGTGAATGCCGTTTGCCGTTTCAATCTCAAATTCCACATTGAAATTTGATGCGCCACAAAGATTTTGAAGAACCGACAAACAATTGTCGGATTCTCCAAATGTCAATGTCTTGTCGCCGATTGTTTCAGGGCAAGTCCCCAAAAACCACTTGCCGGGGAACACACGATTTGCATTCGCAATCAACACCACCATAAAACGGTGCAAATCGCCCGTCAAGGAATCACCTTGCACATCCTGCAATTGGTTGTTGGTCGTGTCAATGGTCAAGTCGTATGTAACACGCAACAAGTCATATTGTATGCCCTCAAATTCCAAATCATAGGAAAATTCGTGCATCCCGGTTCGCTTCACCTTGGGCAAACGATTCAACTTGTAGTCGCGCCCAAACACGGTGATAACATCCCCAATGCTGTATTTTTGGGGAAAGGGCGATTCAACGGTGATATTCAAGGTATCTTCCGCGTTCAATGCCCAATTCTGCCTGCCGGATGTTACGCGGGTTGCCGTGCGCCTGTTCTGAATAGGCACAAGGCTTCCATCCGCTTTCCGAATGATTAAATTCGTTCCCATACTACAATTGCATTTGTGTTAAAGTCTGTTATTTCCTCAATGCACCCGGTTATCACCGGGAAAAAGTCGCCGTTCTGTGTGTAATTGTGCGTGATTGTCTTTTTGTCGCCGGAAATGTCATAATCCACCTCACCATCACCCCAATACACGTTTACAAGTTTGTTTGTTGTCAAAGTGATTGTGCAAGTCCTTGTCGCATCAGATATGCGGATATGCTTCAAAACACGCTTCACGGGTTCGGGTTCAATCAACTTCAACTTGAATGTGCCAACCATCAGTTCATCCGACCATTCCTTTGTGATTTCGATTGCATCCTTGCAATAGACCTCATAAATCAAAGGTTTAATCGGGTGGACATCAATAACAAGGCGGTTTGTTCCTTTCTTGTCAAATTGTGCTTCAAATTCCGAAACACGTTTGATGAAATCCATCTTGGATTCTGCCTTGACAAAACAAGACAACGTGATTTCGCGGGATTCATAGAACTTGTGCATCAAGTCCACACTTTCGCCGTGGTAATTGTCCCAAGAAAGACTTGCCGGGGCTTTCAGTTTCGGACGGTTCAAGATACCATCAGAGCCGGACACGTAAACGCCAAAGGTTTTGAAGTCCACACCATCCAACAAGTACGCTTGTTGTTTGGAATTGGATATTTCATTGATAAGGTCGGCTTGTGTCAATGCCACGTTGTAAATCTTGACATCATCAAGCAAGCCAAAGCCATAATCACCGCCGTAATAGTCTTGATTGAGGGACACGCCTTGCAGTGTGCCGGAATTGTTGATTGTCTTAATCAATGATGAATTGACATAGAAGTTATATGCGCTGCCGCGCCTTGTTATCGCAAGCGAAAACCAAGAACCGGGCTTCGCTTCAATGATAACTTCGACATAGTTGTTCATCCCGGCAAAGTTCAAGTTCCAAATCATTTTGGATGGTGAACCGCATTCGGCTTGCCGCCCTTGCACCCAAGCAAGCATTGAAAATTCAACATTCATGTTGGGCAACACACGCTTGGAAACCTCGCACGTGTCATTGCCGGAAAACGAAATGGCATTGCCGTTCTTACCTTGCACGAAATGCGCCCCATTCACAACGCCATCCGCACGGTTTTGGCTGTAATCATACGCAATTGTTGCCCCATTGCTTTCATCAAAGGGCATTTGGAAAAGTATGTTGTTTGCATCCATAATCAATAAGTTTTTTTGTTCTTTTCTCGAATCTTTATTGTTGAATCACCATCGGCGCAATGCTGCACCATGCCGCCAAATCGGTTCACACACACCTTTGCCCGGTCGTGCGCATGAATCAATACCGTTGCATTATCGAATACATCAACCATGACAAAGGAATTATCCTTTGCCACGATTGTAATTTCCGAATCATCTTTCACAAAGACTTCACACGCATTGAATCCGTTTGCATCAAACCGCCCGGAACAAGCCCCCAAACACACGCATTTGGGCTTATTTTCGACTTTCACGGCATCATCAAGGAAAACCCCGTGTTTCTCCATAACACCCCTGAAATGGCTTCTTATGAAGTCATTGCCGGGGTAATTGTTGGAAATGCAAAAATCAATGCCGCGCAAATACATTTCACACATTGCATCCTTATCATTCAGGGACAACAATTTGTCGTGCCATTCTTGGCAAATGTCATTCTTGCGGGCGCGGGCTGCAAGTTCTTTTGATAGATTCATTTTATCTTCGTTTTATAGTGATACACTTTAAGACAAACCTTGTGAGCGTAACGAATCGCCGGATTTCTCCAACAATGAAATGATACGGTCAATCTTCACCAAATATCGGTTGTATTGGGTATTTGCCGCAATCATGTTCAATTGCTGCAAGGATTGCCGCAATACCGCCGTTGCTTCAAGTTGGTTGATACGGATTGCATTCATTTGTCCGGCAACAATGCTTGCGGTTTCCTCGGTTACACCTTTGACCGCTCCCGTTAAAGATGTGTCGGCATCCTCATCGCCCGTTATGTCTTTGAACAAGTCTGAATAAATGCCCAAGGCTTGATTGTAGTTGTTGGCGGCTGCTTGCACCTTTCTTTTGAACGCTTCAATCTCGGCATCCGTAAGACCGTCAAACACGAAATCATCACCATTCCAATATCCCATGTTGGATTCCAATTGGTCAAGCGCACCTTGCAATTGTTGTTCAAGGAATCGTTTTTTCAATTGGTTCACGACTGCATTTTGCAACACTTCATTCACGGTTGTTTCAAATGCCTTTGAAGCATCTTCACCCTTTTTGAATGCTTCAACAAGGGAATCGCCCAATGACCCGGCAAAATCCTTTGCATCTGTCTGTAATATGTCCTTGGAAATGGAATCATACATATCTTCAATTTGCCGTCCCAAATCCGCATATTGTTCCTTGAAATCCTTTACCCTGTCATGGTCGGTTTTCTTCTTGCTTTCCTCGGCTTCCCACATTTGTTGCAAGTGCTGGCGTTGTGCTTCCATGTTGTGAATGGCTTGCATTTGTCCCTCGTACACATCAACACCCAAAGCCTTGTCAATCTGCCATTCAAGTTGCTTGTATGCGTTTTCAAGGTCTTTGATAGCCTTTTGATGCTTCTTGATTTGCTTTTCCGCCTTGCGGTCGCGGGAATTGAACAAGTCAAATGCGGATGAAAGCAAGCCGATAGAGCCTTGAATGACGGACAAAGGGTTGCCCGTTGCAATGCCTTGGGAAATCTGACTTGCACCGTCAAGGATTCCACCAATATCACCCAATATCGCTTGCGTGTTTTCATCCATCGCAATACCCATTTTGTCCATGCCGGACACAACCGCATTAAGTGAGCCTTTCACAAGGTCAATCGCCCCGGTTGCGCTCTCAAACATATTGGATAAAGCCTTTTTCTTGCTCTCGCTGTCTGCCGCCTTTGAATAGTCCTTGATTGAGGAAATTAAAGCCTTGAACGGATTGCGTTCTTGGATTTCATCTTTCATTTCCTCTATTTTCTTTTTCAGGGTTTCAAGGTCTTTCGGGTCAAACTCAATGCCAAGATACGCACCATCAAGACCATTGATTTTTGCAATCAATTCTTCAAGTTTCTTGGTGGTGATTCCGTCAAGGTCGCCAAACATCAGTTCCCAATCCGGGGACATCTTCATTTGGTCAAGGGCAAACTTTGACAAGGCTTGTTGTTGTGCCTTGTCAAGTGCATCAATCATATCTTGATTGCCCATTTCTTCCGTGATTCTGCGCTTTTCGGCATAAGAATCAATGATTGCTTGCTTGCGCTGCTCAAACGTGCCATAATCCGCCAACATCGCATCATAATCGGTGTTTCCCGAACCCTTGGTGTCGGTTTCATACTTGCGTGTTCGGTTTCTTATCGCCGCATCTATTTCGGCACGTTCTGAATCCGATTGGGCTTGTGCGCGTCTTTGATTAAGCAAGGTAATGTCGGCATTGTATTGTTCATCAATGCGCCGCCTTTTCTCCATGTAGGACGCATATTCTTCAAGCAAAGATTCCGTTTCTTCTTTCAGCTTGGTTTGGGCATCCTTTTCGGCGGTGTCCAAGGTTTCTTTCTTGGCATTGTCCAATTCCGTGCCATCGCCGGACAACTCCTTGCGCTTCTTCTCAATGATATTCAGCATTTCAAGGATTGATTTCGCGTTGGTCAATTGTTCGGACAACTCATTGTTGAATGCTTCCAATACCGTGTTTTTGGTTTCCTCGGCAATGGCATCGTTGAGTTGGCGCAACTGCTTGTTTTGCGCCTTTGTGCGGTTGGCGACATCAACTTGCAAGATGGTGTCCCGTTGGTTTTTCAGATACTCAATATATGTTGCGCCCTCTTGAAGCAACTTTCCAAACTCTTGATTGGCGGCTTTTACCAACACTTCATCACCCGAATTTATCCATTTCATAAACCGGGTATATTCGGACTTGTATTTTGCCAATTTTTCCAAGAATGGGTCTTGGGTACTCGATTTGCCGCCACCACTTCGACCGCCACCCCCGGTTGTTCTCTTTGCCCCGGTGATTTTGTCGGCTTGCTTCTGCAAATCTTCAATTTCTTTCATGGCTTTTTTATAGTCATCGTTGTTGGTAAGGGTGTTCAAGGCTTCTTGCTTTGTGCGGATGGCTTCTTGGATTGCTCCCAAAGTTCCGTCTTTGTACGTGTTCGCCCCATCAATTCCGGCATTTTTAAGAATTGTTGCCCCGGCGGTTTCCGCCGCTGCCGCATTTTTGAATCCTTGTTCAATCTCCTTGCGCAATGCTTCATTGGCAACTTTCAATTCATCTTTTTCCTTGTTGCGAACTTGCACATAATACCCCGTGCCGAAATTTGAAGTCTGCACCCACATACTTCTTGTATCGGACATATTCTTGTATTTTTGTTCTTGCTCCATCAAGGTTTTCACCTTTTCTTGTGCCTGTTGAACGTAAATCATGGCTTCTGCCTTTTTGATTTGGGCGTTTACGAACTTTTGAACTTGCGCCGGGTCGCTCAAAAGGTTTTCGGCATCCCGTACATCATTGATGGACACGCCCAAATCATCGAAAGCCTTTTTGTTGGCTTCGATAAATCTTTTCTTGGCTTCCAAGTTGTCCCCAAGCTGATTCCACTTCACGGACAATTCTTCAATCGCCGCAACGGGCTTATACACGTTTTCCGCAACGGATTTATACCATTCTTCTTGTGCTTTCTTTGCTTCGTTAGCCTTGCCGACAAAGTGGGAAACAAGGGCTATCAATGCGGATATGCCCGCAAGAATCCAACCGAATACGGGGATGGACTTAATCGCCGCGCCCACCATTCGGAATGCTCCCGCAAGACCGATATTTGCGGCTGTTCCGGCGGTTGCCGCCACGGTCTGCGCTCCAGTTGCCGCCGTGTTCACGCCTTGGGCAACCGTGTTCGCTTCGGCTGCTGCCGTTCCTGCCGTTTGTGCCGCCGCCTTTGCGGTTTCTGCCGTTGCTCCGGCTGTCTTTGATGCTGTGTTGGTCGCTTGGGCAACCGTGTTGGCTTCCATTGCCGCCGTGTCTGCAATCTGCTTTCCACGCCCGACATCCAAAAGGTTGTTCCACCATTCTTTTGCCTTGTTCAACGTAACAAGCGAAAAAGCGGAATCCTTGTTCAAGGTTTGCGCCACTTGTTGCAATCCCATCGTTATAGACATAAGGGATTGCACTTTCAACATTATACGCTGTAATTCTTCATTCTCCGCACCGAATAGGGCAACCGCACCTTGGGCGGCTGTGAATCCGCCGACAACACCTTGCAAGCCGGACAACATACCCGCGAATTGGTTTTCATCATTCGCCATGATAGAGCCTTGCGCCTGAATATCGCCTTGAATGTCTTGCAAGCGTCCCAACTCATTGACAAGGTTTTTGTAAGCTGCCGAATTTTCATCAATGCCGTTGGCACGTAAGTTTGCCATTTCTTCCTTGACCTCACGGATTTTTGAGCGCAAAGAAGTATGGGCATTTGCCGCCTTTTCAACATTGGCACGTTCCGTTTCAATCTTGGTTGCCACTTCTTCAAGGGCATTCGATTGGTCGCGCAACTCATTCAACAATGACTTGCGAACACGGATTTCACCTTGAATCGCGGTTTGTTGCTGCTTCAAGGCAATATATTCATCATCACGCCCGGACATATAGGCTTTGCCCATTTCCGCGCCCAATCTGTCATATTCCGCTTCAAGGTTTGCAAGTGTCTTTTCGTGTATCTCACAAGCCGCACCGATTTCGCCAAGCGTGGAACGGACTTGTTCAAAGGACATCGCCGCACCCGCATTGGCTTGTTGCATGGTGTTCAATTGGCTTTCCAACGCCGCCAAGCCTTTTCTTTCTTCGTCAAGTTCTTTTCTTGCGGCATTCGCTTGTTCAATCAGCACATTTTGCGCGTCTCCCGGTTCGATTGAATCAATACGGGCATTCAGTTCGGAAACGGTGGTTTCCAAATCCTGAATGACTTTTTTTTGTATCTCGATACATTCAACCATTTCTTTTGTGGTTGAATCCATCGCATCACCTGACCCAACAACGGCATCGGAAAAACCTTGTACGCGCCGCAAGGTTTCTTCAATCGCTCCGTTTAGTTGGTCATTATCCATTATTGATTTGAATGATAATGCCCCGCCGTCAATTTCTGCCATTACATCATTGAGTTTACAAAGTTCATAATCTGTTCGTTGTTGTCCTCCGTCAATTTGATTTCCTGCACATCCGGCTTATCCTCAAAGTCGTAACTTGGTGCATCAATCATCATGCGTTGAACGATTGACCATGCAATGCCGTGTAAAAGGTAGTCATAAGTCCATCCGAAATGTTCACATATCGCGCCACGCCGCCCGTGTGGACTATTTAGACCTCGTTGTTTTCCTCTATCCGATTCGGCATTGTGGTTCTTTCCGGCAACATCAATCGAATAGAGTTCAAAAAATCCCCAAGGTTACACATCGCATTGACAAGGACACAAAGTTGGTACAATCTTGATGGCTTGATTCTCCTTGCAAATAATGCCGTCAATTCGTCAAGGGCTTTCACATCCTCAACCCAACGTGTTCCGCCCTTGCAAGGGCAAGGAATCAACCGATTTTCACCCAAAACGGCAATGGCAATGATTCTTGCGCAACGCACCGCGTGTTCTTTGGCAAGTCCACGGGCGATTTTCATTCCGTCATTGGACTTCATCGCATTATCATCAATGGCAATTTCTATCCATTCAGATGAAAGGCGGTCAAGGGTCGCAAGTGTTACTTCCTCGATTGTGAACGTGCGCTTCACCTCTTTTGGGGTTCGCTTCTTCACCAATCCAAAGAATCGCTTGTGGGTTTCAAATTCAATGTCCTTGACTTCAAACGAAACGCCTTTGTTTATCAAGGTGTTTAATTCCTTGCGTTCTTGTTCAAATTTCTTTTCTTCGTTCATATCCTTTTAATAAAATAAAGCCCCGGAATAGTTGTTCCGGGGCTTCGGGTTTCTGACTTGCCCCGATTAAGCGGTGGTTTTCTTAGGAATACCGCGCAACGCTTTTCCGGCATCTACTGCCATAGGGGTAACGGTGAAATCAACAAGGAAAATTCCCTTTGCCGACATATCCGCGTTGATAACCGCTTCAATGTCGCCGTTAGGAATCTCGAAGTCCAAGCCCTGTTCGGTCTTGACATAGATTGCCTTGTTCGCAACAACTTCGTTGCCGTCATAGCCCCATTTAGGTTCGGTTTCCGAGCCGATATTCTCACCGCCGACATAATCCACCAAGTCTTGCACATTGGCATCCATAATGGAGAATGTCAAACGGGGAATCTTGCGCGACTTCTTGCGCACTTCGGGGGCTGCCATACCCTCTTCGTAATGCTCCGTTACATCGGCGGAATCTTGGGCAATCTTGCAAGTGTCCTTGTAAGTCTTGCCAATCTTGTTCAATGCGGTTGGCATTGTTCCCTCTTTGGATGCTGCACCAACTTGGATTTCAGAAAGTCCAAGTGTAATAAGGGATGTTCTTTTGTTTTCTGCCATGATTTAATCAATTTGAATGTTCCAATCAATGCGAATGTTTGCAAAGTGTTGTTTGGTTGTCGGCTCGTTCATGATTACCATGTTGCCGACAATGGCTTTTAACCCTTTGATATTCGCGTTTCTCACTATCGCCGTGGCTTCATCTGCCAAGGCTTTCAATCTCGTGCGGTTGGCTGAAACCTGCATCTTACCTTTGATTTTCTTGCTTGTGTCCTTGGTATAGATGTTGATGTTTGAAGTGCCTATTTGCGGCAAGCTGTCTTGCGGCAAATCAATTGTGTTCACAACAATATCTTCATCGGTTGAATCTTCGGGTCTGTCATCCCCGACATAACAACCACCCTTGATTGATGTTTTGCCATCAAGCAAGCCAAACAAGATTGCATCGGTATCAAATGGGGTTTTCATTCTGCTGCACGTTTAATGTTACTAATCAACTTTTCCAACATCCGGGGCAATTCCCGTTCTGCAAGATGTTCCGCGCTTGTTAGCACGTTTTTTCCCTTTGCTTCGACATAGGCGGCATAATTCATTCCGGCGACAACCACAAGGGCAACGCCCTTTGTTTCCTTGCCTATTTGGTCGGCAATGGTTTGTCCTGTCTTGACACCTTTTGCGGCTGCTTCGCTTTGTGCGCCGCTTGCGGCATCAAATTGGGTATGTACGGCGACACCATCAACAAAGACGGAATAACCCGTTGAAGAAAGCAATGCGCCTGTCTGCATCATATAACCCTTATTCGTCCGGGCTTCAATCAAGCACATTTCGCCAAGCCTTTGCAACCTCGCAATCTGCTTCCTTTGGATTTCATCAAGAAACGCATCGAAACGCGCCTTGACATCATCTTTCGTGAAATTCGCCTTTACACCCATAACCTTGAATGAAGTTGTGCCGGGTCAAAGTTCAAGCAAATTCCCTCAATGCGGACATCCGCACATTCGGGGTCGTTTGCAATCAACACCCTTGCGCCTTTGTTTACCCTTGGGCAATTCTTTGGGCATTGGATAACGGATGTTGCCTTGTGGTATTCACCCCCGGCAACCTGAAATTCCGTACCCCTGCCGTCCGATTCCTCACGACACATGGACAAGAACTTGCGCGACACCGTGCATTCCGTCCAATTACCATCCGCATCTTGGATGCTTTCGGTTGATTCCTCAATGAAAAGGAAATGTGGATATTGCTTCACAAATGCCATAATCACCAAAAATTTGAACGGTCGCGGACTTTGGGGCGATTGACAAGCACGTTTTCAACACCCAATTCATTGCACAATGCCGCATAAAACAATTTTACGGCTTCCATATTCCATGAAATAGAATATCCACCCTCGGACACGTTTTGTGTCATGCCCTTAATCACCGCCGACATTCTGTGATAAACTGCCATATCGCAAGCATTCGCATCGGCGGGCGCGTCTGCATCGACTGAACCTTTCAACATGATAATATCAATATCATCATCCGAAATGTTAAGTCCATTCAATGATTTGGTAATGTATTCTTTGTTTGTCATTTCGTCCTACTTCTTGCAAAAGACCTTTGGGGCGATATTTCACGCCCCATCGGTCGTTTAGTTCTTATTCCAAGATGTTGCGTTGGTCTGCATGAGTACCGACCGCCCGGCAAGATTCCAAGCGGGGAAAAGGTTTGCAATTCCCTCGGTTACTTCCTGAACGGGCGATTCATTGGAATACTTCTTGACAAGGGTATGTCCATGCATAACCTTTTCGGCTACGCTGCCGGGCATCTTCTTGGCATCAATCGGCTTTTTCCAATAGGTGTTGCCAAGTACCTTGCTTTCGGAGAAAAGAATCACATCATCCTCAAACGGGTTTGAGGTGATACGCGAACCATCGGCAAGTTCAATCGTAATGTCTTGGTCAATCACGATAATCTGCAAGCCACGGTACAATTCATTCTTCTTGGCAAGATATGCGTTCACGGTCGCAAGGTCGGGCGCATCCTGCGTACCTGTCGCATTCTGAATGTAAGAAGAACACTTCTTCCAAACTTCTTCTTGTGAAGCAAGTTTTTCAAAGGTATCTACATTCATAAAGGCGAACTTGTACTTTGCGCCATACAACTTTCTGCCCAACTTCAAGGCGGCGGGAATGTCCTTGGTCAAAGGCTTTGCAGAAGTGCCGGAATCGTATGCCGTTGCGACACCGATTTTCTGCTCTGCCGGAATCATGTAATCAACATCGTATTCCGTTACGACTGCCGCGTTGTTGGAATTGGTGAACTTGACCTTTCCAAGCGAAATTTGGCGCAATGCAATCCATTCGGCACGAGCTGCAACGCCATCCCAACAAAACTTGGTATCTTCCGCCCAAAATTCGACAAGTGCTTTCAAGTCGGGGTTGTTGCTCGACATTGCAACCATAATGTCGTATTCGGTCAATTCATCTTCGTTCTTTTCACGCGAAATGGTGATTTTGGGAATATCACCTTGGATTCTTGAAATCGCTTCACGGGTCTTTCTTGGAATTGTCGCACCCCTTGCAACAAGGTCGGCGGCAATCTTCAAGCCGGATTGCGCTTCAAGCATCTTCCACGTTAAGAAGTTCGTTTCTTTCAGTGGGAAAAGGGTTGGATAATAATAGTCCTTTAAGTCGTAAGTACGAATTACGGCTTCCATGTCCTTTTCATTCAACCCAACCATCAATGTTTTCTGCATATTGGTTTACTTTTAAGGGTTAAACATAAGCGATGGTTTTCAATGCCGTAAGGATGGCATTGTTCACAACCGGGGCATTGGCTTTACGTACAACACCGATAACCCACGCATCCACAAACAAGTTGTCGGGATTCTCGACATCATAGTTTGACCCCGCAATGGCAACCGGGGTGTTCTTCAATGTCTTGTCCGCGCCCTTGGATTCAAATGCGCACGTTCCGGCGGTGATAGCCGCGCCAAGCGTTGTGCCAACGGTGATAACATCTTTTGCCGGGTCGGTCTTGTCAATCGCCGTGATAAGCTGACCATTGCAAGCATCGGTTGCGAAACGGTCGCCCACCTTGAAGTGGTGTCCCTTTGCAACTTCATAGGTTGTCGCGGTTGCGGTTGCAGCCGTTACAATCTGCGCGGTCTTACATACGACATACAAGCCATTATCGCCAACAGCAAGGGGTGTACCCTCAAACAATGCCGAACCGCCCAAATTGGCAACGGAAACCGTTACACCACCAGGAATGTCGGCAACGCGGTGAAGAATGCACTTCACAACGCGGTTGTCTTTCTTTCGTTTAATCGTTAATGACATACGTTTGAAAAATTAAAAGTTAAATTTCCTTGCCCGTGAAATTGTCTTTACCGGGCTTTTGGCTTTCCACGTAATCGGCAACACCCTTGGAAATACCACTTTCTTCTTTCTGTGAGAAAAGCGGGCTTCCCCCGGCGTTGTTCAACTTGTCGTCTGCCACGTTCTGATTTGCGGTTTCGATGTCCGTCGCCTTTGCCGTCAAGTATTCGTTGAAATCCGCATCGTCCTTGAAGTTCATGCGCTGAAAGTCTTTCAGGGTTTGCGCCTTGAAATTCTCATCCTTGCATCCGTTCAACTTCTCGTTCAATGCTTGAAGCCTTGCTTTTGCGATGTTGTCCGCATCATAAGCCGACAACTTTTCTTGGAAAGGCTTAACCGCTTCGGCAACCGCTGCTTTGACAACTGCGGAAATGTCGTTGGGGTCAGGTTCACCATTGCCGCCCTTGCCGCCGGGTTCGGTTTGTTTGGCAACGAAATTGAACTTCTTTTTCAAGTTCGCTTCAAAGGTCTTGTTGCTCTCGGACACCTCTTTGTCCACATCTGCGCGAACCTCCTTGACAAACTCATTCACTTGCGCATCGGTGATTTTATCGACAAGGGTTTTCGCTTCGTCCTCCGTTGCCACCTGTAACGCAAAAGCGCGTGCCATGTGGTTAAGGACATCTTTTCGCACGCCTGAAAACTTTGCAATCAGTAATGCCAAAATTTTTTCTTTCATCTTCAAATGGTTTAATGTGTTACAAATCTTGAAACAAAATTACGGTGTTTTATAGTAACACACGCAAGTTTTGCCCCGACTTATGCTTTACTTATCCACATTTTTGCATTGCAGACGCATTATTCTTGCAATTTTGCTTGTTATATTAAATAAAACAATTACCTTTGCGGTGTGTTACTATAACACACGAATAACAAAACAATTATATTTCGCAACAATGAAAAAGGAAACATTACAAGCAAGAATTGAAAAGCACCTTTACACAAAGGGCGGTGCTTTGGCAAAGAAGTATGAAGAAGTTGTTGAATTGCTCAACAACCCGGAACGCACAATGCGCCCTGTATATTGGGCGGGGCACGGTCGCAACATTTCGTTGCATGATAGTTCGGCAAACCTTGAACAAGGATTGTCAATGCTCGGAATTGATTATGAAACAGGCAATGATGCACCCAAGGGCGGCAAGAATGGCTATTTCGTAAGGCTTACCGCAAAAGGCAAACGCCAAGTAAAAGATTTCGCAACACGTTAATACTTACCGCCATGAAGTTATTTCAAGACAAATACCCCATTCACGACAACGCCGAATATGTTGTTGATTACGTTTACAACAACCCCACCGGGGAAAACTTTTATTTTCAGCTTGTCCGCCTTTCAGACAATGCCATTCTTTGCGCATACCGCGACCAAAAGGATGTTATGATTCATTGTTGGAAGGTCGGCATCCCACGTGAAAAAGTGGCGTTCATCTAATGTTTAACCGGGGGCGGGCAACCGCCCTATAAATACTTTCGCACAATGTTAATCAAGGAAATCAAACAAGCCCTTATCGGCAAGACAATATCGTATTATGATGGATGGTGTGGTTCATCCAATTATTTCAAAATTGGCTATCTGAAAAAGGATGGTTCTTCAATTCGTGTATTCCCTGAAAAGGGCAAGGGGTGGGGCGTATTTATCCCCCACGACCTTATCCCGGAGCTTATCGAAAAAGGGGTTGCCGAAAGGCACAATGAAGTTGAACGGTGCGCATACACAACAACATGGAAACTATGCCGATAGATAGAAACGCATATTGTTTGCATAAGTCTTGCCCACATGGTAAGGAATGCGCTTACAAAAAGAAGCACTTAACCATCGTTTCCATGTATGGCAAAGATTGGGAAAAGGATTATATTCTTGCCAAACAATTTCATCCAATTTATCCGGTCGCTTATAAATGTAACAGATACAAAGATGTTCAAACAATCACTACTAAATAAAGAAAAGGAAGCTGTAAGATTCATCCGAAAGGCTGAATCTTTGGCGTTAAGAATGTCCGACAAGGGCTTTCACGTTGCGTTTTCCGGCGGCAAGGATTCCCAAGTGTTACTTGCTTTAATGGAATTGTCCGGGTGCAAATATCACGCGGAAATGCAAGTTACATCCGTGGATTCTCCGAATCTCATGCGGTTTGTCCGTGCAAATTATCCCAATGTGAAATTGAATTTGCCCCAAAAGAATATGCGCCAATTGATTCTTCAAAAGAAGTTGTTGCCAACAAGACAAGCAAGATATTGTTGTGCAATCCTTAAAGAACAAGCCGGGGCGGGGTCTGTCACTTGTGTTGGCGTGCGTGCTGCCGAAAGTGCAAGACGGGCAAACCGAAAGCAAATTGAAGTGATAGGGCAAAAGGGTGTTGGATTTGAAATAAAGAATGATTGCTTGGTGCATGAACAATCAGACGGGCAATTGTTCGACTTGGACAATGACATTAAAGTTTATTGCATCAAAGGCAAAGACAAGGTTGTTATTTCCCCGATATTCAAATGGTCTGACAATGATGTTTGGGACTTCATACATGGGAACAATATGCCTTATTGCGATTTGTACGACTTGGGGGTTCATCGGATAGGATGCTTGTTTTGCCCTCTTGCATCAGTTAAGCAAAAGCGGAAAGAACTTGAAATGTTCCCTTTGGTCGCTGAACGCATTTACATCCGGGCAATCCGTGAACTAATGGAAAAAGGACGTTATGACAATTTCGATTCCCCGGAACAATGCTTTCAATGGTGGATAAGCAACGAGAATGCACAACAATGGTTGGCAAAACAAAAATCAATGTCATTATTTGACGGTTATATTAAATAAAATAATTACTTTTGTATGGAAAAGACAATTGAAACACTCGCAACCAAATATGGGTTGTCGGTGGAGTTCCTGAACGAACTTGAAACAAAGGTTGTGGACAAAGAAAACTTTGCCCGTGCGGTCAAGATGTTTGCGGATGGATTGTTGCCGTATGATATGGCAACCGGGAAAGACCCAATCAATGTTGCGGAATACCGAAAGACGGTTGCCCGGAACTTGCGTGATTTCCGGCACAATCAGCAAGAAAAGGTCAAAGCCGCAATGGAACAACAACGCAAGATTGTGGAGTATTACACGGGCTGCAAGCGTTTGACATCACACGACAAGGCAAATAAAGCCGTTTCGGAGGTCGTTTTTGTCAAGGATGGACACTTGGTTGCCTTTGCACACTTTGAGCCAAAACAAGGCGGCATCTACATGGCAAACAATGAAGTCATGCCGAACTTCCATTGGCAACCGCGTGAAGCGTTGGCAAGGTTACGCAAACTGAACAAAGCCTTTTATCGAAAGGTGAAGAAAGCGGCGGTCAATTCGCCCCGTGAATGGTTTGACTTTACGCAAAGGATTTAGTTTGCAAATAAAAAGCTGCTGTTCTACAACGTATTACAACGATAATGGATTTACTTTGAAAATAACAATATGGGACAAAATTTAGATAATATCAAAGTGGGTGATACCGTCATTTTCTCAATGGGTGGTTGGCATAGTTCAATTGTCATTGACAAGGTTACGCGGACAACGCCAAAGCAATTTGAAGTTGGGTCATATCGTTTTTGGAAAAAAGACGGTTCAATGGTTGGTGATTCATACAAACAATGCCGCCTTGCAACCGAAAAAGATATTTCAGACTTCAACATGGAAAAACACCGCAATTCATTAAGAAGTACGATTTCCAAATTCTTCAAGTATTACGACAAAATCAATTCGTTGTCGGTTGATGAAATGGAAAAGATTGTTGAAATAATCAAAGATAAAATATGATACACCAACATTGGACTACCTGTTACCATAATTGCCATATATGCAGCCATATTTGTTGCCCTTTTAGACATAGTGATATATATACAATGAAACATAACGAATCTATCTTGTTTAATACAATCGTGCAATCATTGCATGATGATAGCCGATTTAAGTTCACCGGGCGTTCAAGTTGTGGTGGTTTTGGCTTTGAAACCGACTACATAAACCTTGACGCACCATGTTCCGGCGCAAATCTTAATCATGCGCAATATCGCGTCCATATTTTGGTTGATAATTCGCATGGCGTTGAAACACACATTGAAATGAATGCCATTGGCATAAATGAATGGGAAACGGTGTTTTGGGGAACTTGCCCCACACTTCAATTCTTTCAAACTTTACTTTTTGATGCTTTGGGCATACCTAAAAAACAAAGTGTATGAATGGCAATACAATATATCACGTGTGTTTGGAGGGCGCATTGCACCGATATTTCGGTTCAATATCCGCCATCTTTGACCAATTCACCCCGCAAGATTTGGGGGTGTCAAAGGCTCGGTTGTGGGCATACGGCATAACAGAAGAAAAGCCGTATCAGAACAAAAAGTGCATCATCCGCAAGGGTGTTATCCATCGAAAGAAAACGAATAGACAAAATCCCCAAATATGAAAATTGAACAATACTGCATCGGGCTTGGTATTAAGGACAAAAAGGATTTGTCCGACAAGCAAATTGAAGAATGGGGGCGGTTATTAAGCCCCGGTCGTGTTCTCGTTGAAATTTTCAAGTTAGGAACAGACTTGGATAAAAAAAATGCTGTTGCCATGTTGCGAAAAGCA